TGGCAATGCAAACTCGTGTAGAGTATGAACCTGACAAGGATATTAAGGTCGGACCAGACAAGGATGGTTTGATGTTAGGTCAGGAAGATGCCGTACCAAGTGATTTGCTTGTACCTAAGTTTGAAAAACATAAAGTTGTTTTTAAAGGCGATGAACCACGTATAACGCTATTTCCTACAGACCACTTATAATTTATGAGTAAGAAAGTTTTCATTCCAAATAGTAAAATATCATTATTAAAAGAAAATAATGATTTAGTCACTCAAGATAAGTATAAGTTAAATACTGGTACTGGTCTTGAGTATGGTCATGTTGTGCAAGGTAGTTTGGGGGAAAATGTTATTCCAGAAGTTGATGCAGAGGATATTAGTTTAAGTTCTTTTAAAAAGGAAAAGACACTTGTTCCAGAAATATGGAAGAATGATAAACTTGATTCTAAGGTACGTTTGCGTCTATTAGATATAGCGGATGATTTTTGGGACACTATGAATATTACATGGGTTAAACCTGAAGGTTATATTTTAACAGGTTCTATATGTAATTTTAATTGGTCTGAATATTCTGATATTGATTTACACATTGTAGTAGATTTTAAGAAAGTTGATAAACGTGTAGAATTTGTTGAAGAGTATTTTAAATCTAAAAAGAATGCATGGAATAATGAGCATGAGTCACTAGAGATTTATGGTTATAAGGTAGAACTTTACGTAGAAGACATTGATGCTGAAACTGAATCAGGTGGTATCTATGATTTGGAAGGTAATGAATGGTTAAAAAAACCAAATCCAGATGATATAGAAGAAATAGGTTTAGAGAAATATGAAATCAAGTCTATGGCAGCTGATTTCATGACTCAGATAGATGACTTGTTAGATAATGCTAAATCTACCGATGATAAACATATCTTAGATAAAATTTCAGAAGAGGCTGAAGATTTATTATCAACAATTCAGGAAACAAGAAAAGAGGGACTTGAAGATGGTGAAATGGGTGTAGGTAATATTGTTTATAAAGTTTTACGTAGAACAGGCTATCTGGATAAATTATGGGATTTAATTGCTTCTTTGTATGACGATATTAATTCTTTGAATGAAGAGGTGGTTGCGGACGGAAATGCCGACCACAATCCATTTGCTGAACGTTGGAAACATGAACGTGATACACTTAAGAATTTTATTTTAAACAACGGTATCATTATGACAAGTAAGGAAAATGGTAAAACTTATAAAGTTTACAATATTCCTCAATTATCTAATCTAATAGGTTATAATTATGCTATATGTCTTGAGTTTGACCCTTATACAATGGAAGAGGGTTCAACCGTTTACATAAGAGCGTTAGATAAGTTTACACGACGTTTATTCCAAGCACAGTTTGATACCAGAGGTAGAGATAACAAAGGTGGAACAGCCGATGATGTTAGATAATATCTTTATTATCAATTATTTTTTATTTGATAAAGATATTTATATAAAAGAAACTCAAAAACTCAAATTTCAACTTAATAATTATATCGGCAGGGACTGTCGATTACACGGGTGGAGAGGGAGTAAGAACTGACCAATCGGAAAGCCATTCCCCCGTGAAGCCCGAAGCACAAAAATTTTAGTTGCGTGCAGTTCACATTAAAATAATCAATCAATTATTATATCAATTATGAATAAAAAGGTAAATGTCAATGACCAGCTTTCTCGAATGAAAGGTTTGATGAATTATGGTCTTCAGACAGAATCTAAGAATAATACATACTCTTCTGTTGAGTATCAGAAACTTGGTGCAGATGGAAATGTATATGGAATTATCAGAGAAGGTTCTAAGTATTACATTGAAACAGCACCAAACAAAAAGACTTTAGTTAAAGAGGATTTTAACTATATTGGTGGTTTTAAAAATAGAAAAGATAACGAGTACTCAAGCTTTGCTGCTGCACAGAAGAATTTTGACCTTAAATTAATGTCAATTCGTGAAGCATATTCAAATGGTAAGAATATTGTTATTGAATCTTGGAATCCTGACAAGAAAGAAAACCTTACTATTGAATCAACGGAGAAGATGCGCAAGGAGATTCTTCGTGAACGCCAGATTATGTATAATGCTGCTTGTATTAATGAATCTAAACCTCAATCTATGACTATGGAAAGTGATAACTCATGTGGTGTTTGTGGTTCAAAAGAATGCAAGGGTGAAGATGCTTCAAAATCAGCTGATGTTGAGGGTTATGAGAACTTAAAGGATGCTAATCCAAAGAATAGTTTCCGTAAATCTAAGCACCAAACAGGTAAGGCTAAAGATGCAAATGATTACAAGGCAGTTAAAGAATCTGCTGAACCTTTAGCTTGGCACAAGGAAGGTCAGGATGCAAAGGGCAATATGGCTGATACATATATGGATAAATCTCATGGAACTGAGGTTGGCAGTTCAGCACCTTTTGACGAGGAAACTGTTGAAGAGGGTGTTGCTATGCATGATGCTGAGAATCAGAATACACCTAATGTTGGAGTTAACAATGTTGGTGATTCTGCACCATTCGACAAAGAAACTAAGGTAAATGAAGGGCTTGATGAAATTCCTGATGAAAATCCTGAAAATTCTGAGGATGTTGAAGATAATGAAGTTGATACTGATTTAGAAAATACTGATGATGTCATGGACGATGCTGATGACACTATGGGCGATGAAGGTATAGAAGACGATACACTTGGTGACGAGGCTATTGATGCCGAGAATGACGAAGACGACTTCGAGGATGACGAAGATGAGTTTGATGAAGATGACTTATCTGCACGTGTAGAAGCAATGGAGGATACTCTTGAACAAATCGCACAGAAATTAGGTATTGATACTAACGACTTTGATACTGAGGAGTTTGAAGATGATGACGACTTATATTCAGATGATGATGAAACTGAGGATGAGTTTGGTGACGGTATTGAGGATGACGATTTCGATGATGAGGAAGACGAAATGCCTATGGAGTCAAAGAAGCGTAAAGGTTATCAGATTTTTGAAACAAGAGCATTCAAGAAAGCTAAACGTCGCATGAATGAAGGTGGTATGAAGCCTTTCTCTAATGCTAATCGTGTTCCTAATGGTAACATGAATGCACTTGATGAGTTTGGTAAGCATCCATGCTTCAGAAAGCAGCCAATGACTACACCAACTAAGAATCATCAAGAGTTTGACGGCTATTATGACATGAATGATGAGTCGGCTAAAAATGACACACCATACGCAACTAATATCGGTAGTGGTGCACCATTTGATTTAGATGTAAAGACAGTTGAAAATTCAATTGCAGAGTCAATTCGTAGAAACCTACGTAATTTAAAAAAAAAATCTAATCGAAAGTAGACCAACAAAACTAAAGGTGCCTGGTGGTATGGGTGCTGATTTAGGTCAGCAGCCAGCACCATCGCCTATTCCGCCACAGATGAATGAACCAAGTGGGTTTGATATGGGCAGTGACCCTATGTCTGATGACGTAAACGGAGGTGATAATCCAGTAGGTGATAATGATGAAGCAAATGCGCCAGATTCTAATGGCGTTGATAACAAAGCACAAAAGGCTGCTGGCGAGTTGAGCTATATTTTGCCAGATGCTTCAGAGGAAACTGTGGATTATGTCATGGGTATGTTAGCCCCAGCGGTAGGTAAAAATGATAATGTTGGTGACGATGACGTTGAAAAGTGGTCTGAGAAGATGAAGAGTGGTGATGATAAAAAGTCTGATGAAGATGAAAATAATGATAATGAGAATGAAGAAACACCAGATGGTGATAATGAAGATATGGCAATGGAGTCAATAAATTATATAGATAATATCATTTCTGAAACACTACAAGAATATTTCAATGTTAATGATAAGAGAGAAAATACACGTCCAGAGAAAAAGTTAGATAAGACGTATATTGATGATGAAAATCCTTTTTCGTCACCATTTTAAAAAAATAGCACAATGTTAAGTGGTCTAAAGAGGAAGTTTGCGCTTCCTCTTTTTTTATATTATGAATTAGATATTTATATTTAAAGTTTAAGACTATTATGAGAGTTTATACTAAAATAAATGGCATATTACACGAAGGTATCGCATTTTCTAAGAAAGATATTCAGATTAAAGAGGTAACTAATACTGGTGGAGTTTCGGCTTCAATTAGTAATTCAGCAAAAACACCAACTGATGCTGTTAATAATGCTGCATCTACTCTTAATCAGAATCATAATGTAAACAATGTATCTTTTCAACCTAACCAAGTTGACGGACAACAAAATACAAATTCAGGAGAGGGACAACAGATTAATGTTGATGTATCAAATAAAGCTGAAGCTGTAAAACAGGTTACTGATGCAGCTAAAGACCCGTCTAAGAAAGATGCTAAAATAGTTGCTTACAATAGTAAAACATCACAGTTGAATACGGTTGTTACACCAAAAGGTTCAACACCTACTGGTAATATGCAAAATTCATCCTATCAGAGAAAAGGAAAGTTAGTAGAGATGAGAAATAATTCTGTACCATTCAGTAAAAAGGATTTAGATGATTATTTAAAATTGTTGTGATGAAACGAATATATTTAACAGAAGATAAAATTAATGTTATTAAAGAAAGAGTTATTAATAAATTACCATCGTTTTTATACAAGGCTCTTTCTACCCATAAAACATCTTTAGGGAATAATGCTATATTTCCTTCTGATGATATATATCCATTTGATTATACTATTGCTAAAAAACGTTTTAATGAACTTTCTAATAAAATTCTAAAACATGGTTATCCTATTAAAGATGTTGACGGATTATCAGATAGAGCTATTAAATGTCTATTAAAAATTATGGACTTAGAGAATCCTTTACGTAATCATTTGGAAAAAGTCTGTCACAATATTGTTTGTGATTTATTCTCTATTCCTAAAGAATCTATTAATTTTTCGTTAAATATAGTTGATAAGGTTGATTCAGAAAATGCAAGATTAACACCTGAAGAGGATGATGAAAATAATAAATATGAGTTTGAAGATGTATTAGAGAAAGATGAAATAGATAATGAAATATCTAAAAGAAGAGTTATTGATTCTTTAATTCAAGGCGCAAGTATTAGGTTATCTAATTTAAGTTTTATATCAGATGATTATTTTGATAATATTGATGAAGAGTTAATTACTCTATATAAAGAATTAATGGATTTAGGTGATTATCTGGCATTTGTTAAAAACGATAAAATAATAGACGGTAATACAAATCAAGGTTCTTATGTTTCTGTTAAATTAGGCGGAAAGTCAGAAAGACCTATTATAACAGTTCAAGCACTTAATTTCCCTTTACTTTTACGTGAAACTATACGTGGTGTCTTTGAACTCGTATCTTCACATGGTCTACCAAAAGATAGAAAGAAAGCAAATTATATTTTACGCAAAGCTGATTTTATCAAAGCTGAACCATGGGATATGCGACTTGGTGTTGGTTTATGGGATAGACTATATTCATTAATGAATGGATATGATACTGACGTAGTTCCTTTCATTTTTATGAAATTATGTGAAAATACACCTGAAGAGTTTAATAAAATTATGAAAGAAATTCTTACACCGACTAAACTTGGTAGAAGATATATTGATGACTTAGCAAATTCTGTGTTACATAATATTGATTATCAAAGATTTAGAAAAGATATAGATACAAAACAGTCTGATAGTTATATTATAAATGATAGTTATTTTTCACCTGCTGAACTTGATACATTTAATATTGATAGTAAAGAAAACGAAAGTGATATCATTGAAGATAATAAAGAAAGTTAAATGTTATGATAGATATACAAACTATTGCTGAAGAATACGCAAGAAGTTATGCTGATAAGTCGAGGATTTATTTTATAGAAAAATACCTTTCAACATTTAATGCGAATGTTGGTAAAAAATCACAATTCCTATTATTTCCAAGACAGAAAGCATTCTTACAGAGTCTTGCTGACCATAAGGCTTCTATTGCTATTAAACACCGTCAGGCAGGTATTACTACTGTATCTTCGGCATGGATATGTGCACAAATTGCGCTTGCTGATTCTGATAAACCAGAAACTATTTTGTGTATTGGTAACAAACTTGACCTTGCAAACCAATTGGTTACAAAAATCAGAGAGTTTTTGATGCAAGTTCCACGATGGTATTGGGGTGACGAATATTATTCTCCAGACCCAAAATCAGAGAAAAATAAAAAAGATATTTTCACCAAAAATAGTAAATCAGAATTACAATTATTTAATGGATGTTCTGTATATGCAAGGTCATCTGGTGAAAACGCTGCACGTGGTATTTCCGCTGTTTCTATATTGATTTTTGACGAGGCAGCCTTTATTGAGAACGGTCCAGCAGTTTATTCTTCAGCGGTTGCTGCTACATCATCTTATGGTGATAAATCCAAGATAATAATGGTTTCAACACCTAATGGTAAAGATGAATTATATTATAATACTTATCGTCAAGCATTAAGTCATGAGAATAACTATAATGCAGTTGAATTTAAGTGGTATCAAGATTTGCGTTACAATAGACACTTGAAGTGGTATAAAAAAGATGCTGAAACTGGAGAAAAGAAATGGATTGTAGAAGAAACATTAGATGATACTGGAAGGATAGAATACAACGAAGAAAGATGGCGTAAATTGGAACAAGACGGTTGGAAACCAACTTCTCCTTGGTATGAAACAATGTGTCAATCTTTCAATAATGATTCCATGAAAATAGCCCAAGAGCTTGATGTATCATTCCTTGGTTCTGCTAATAACGTTGTTGCAAGTGAATTTGTAGAATTACAGAATCGTATTAATGTTAGAGACCCTCTCCCAGATTTAAAAGACCCAATGGTAGATGATACTTGGTATTGGAAACCACCTATCCCTGGTCACAGATATATATTGGGAATTGACCCCTCACGAGGCGTATCTGCCGATAGAACTGCTATAGAGGTGATAGATATGGATGGACGTGATGAAAATGGACAGCCGATTATAGAACAAGTAATGGAATATGTCGGAAAGAAATTGGGTGACGATATTGGTTCTATGGCGGTCTACTACGCCAAGCAGTATAATAATGCTTACGTTGTGGTAGATTGTACTGGTGGTCAAGGAGATGCTGCTATTTTAACAATGTTGAACCTTGGTTATACTAACCTACATTATGATGACTCTTCTCAGAAGACATACACAATGCAAAATCAATCTATGGCAGATGGTAATTATATGAATAGATTGCCTGGTTTTCACTTCCAAGGAAATAGATATCCTGTACTTGCTAACTTTGCAGGACTTGTTAGAAACAACGAATTTAAAATACGTTCTGCACGTGTTATTAATGAACTTGATACATGGATTTTTAAAGGCGAAACTGGACGTATGGACCACATGGAAGGTGCACATGATGACACAATTACATGTCTTGCAATGGCTCTATTTGTAATGCAGTTTTCTCTTAGTAAAATAGAAGCTGCTAAACGTAAAGATGAAGCAATATTAAGTTCTTATAGAATGACAAATGGTAGTAACTATAGAAGACCAGCTATAAGATACAGTCAACCTGTTACACCTAAATCTGGTCTCCCTATGATGAATAGTAATTCTTTATCATCAAAACCGAATAAACATATAGGAGGAACTTATATGTGGTTATTTAGTGGTATGAGATAGTTAAATCTATTTAGAAATCAACTAAAAATGTTATTTTTTAATAAAAATTTATATGGCTAATAAATTAACTGTTTTTCAACAATTAGATAAAGCTATAACTGGTAACTGGAACACACAGGACACAATGGCAAGACATATCAATAACTACGATATGTCTGGTAATAATGTTATATACCAAACCAACGATAAAGATAATTATGAGAAAGTAAAATTAGAATTACAACAGAATAAATATCTTGAAAATAGATGGGTTAAAGCTAACGTTGATTTAAATGTAAGTGCTTACTCAGGACTTAATAATGTTAAGTTGATGTATCGTGATGCCGATTTGATGGACTCATTTCCAGAGATAGGTGCTGCACTTGATATTGTTTCTGAGGAAAGCTGTTTACCGTCAGATACAGGAAATATAGTAAATGTATATTCTAAATCAGATAGAGTGAAAAGTATTCTTGAAGATTTATTTACCAATAGATTAAACCTACAATTAACAGCACAAATGGTTATACGTGGTATGTGTAAATATGGTAATGATTACATGATGCTTGATATAGACCATAAGTTAGGCGTTAAAGGATGGAAACGTTTACCAGTATTTAATGTTGAACGTATAGAAAACGGTATTACTAATCCATATTCAACAGGATATTCTACTGTTGCTGATAACAATACAGATACTAATTCTGATATGTCTACTAAATTCGTTTGGTTAGACGATAGTCAGTCACAAGTTCCATTTAGGGATTGGCAGATAGCACATTTTAGATTATTGACAAATTCTATGTATCTTCCTTATGGAGTTTCTTATTTA